GCTATTTAGTTTTCAACTTGTTGAAAACTATGAAGATCTTCTAAGTAATATATTACTTAGAAGACTTTAAAGCCTTTTAGTTTACTTTGTAAACTAGAAAGGCTTGGGAGGTTTCTGCCCACTAAAGTCTCTAGAGACTTTAAAGATCTATTTAGTTTCTAAATAGATTGGATTCCAGACTATAGAGATTTCAGAGATCTTTTAGATCTCTGAAGGGGCCGGGCAGGAGGCCATACCCCCTACTGTATATATATACTAAATCAAATACATTTTAAGAAGAAATTGGATGTAAACTAGTTTGGGCGGGACTTCAAAGTGGTTTGGACGGGCTTCAAAGTCTTTAAAAGGACTATGTAGATATAGGTATAGCCCCGGTGGGTCTATGGATATTATAGAGATGGATTCAATATTTGTCAAGAAAAACCTTGACAAATGTGTAAACCACTTCTATAATAAAAACATGAAAAAAGAATTGACAACAAAACAACAAACTTTTCTAGATCATTTAGTTGATACAGGAGGTGATCCTAAGCAAGCAGCCGAATTAGCTGGATATGCGCCCAACACTCACTGGCAAGTAACTAAAGCCTTAAAGAATGAGATTGTGGACTTAGCATCTGGTATATTGGCACAGTCTGCACCTAAAGCTGCTATGAAGCTTGTGCAAGTTATGGAATCTGAACAGCCTATGCCGCAAGTCAATCAAAGACTTCAAGCCGCGCAAACTATCTTAGATAGAGTAGGATTAGGCAAAGCAGATAAACTAGATGTAAGCCATAAAGTTGAAGGAGGAATTTTTGTGCTACCTGCTAAAGAAGAGGTAGTTATTAATGTTGAAACGTAGGACAAGTTCTACAGTTCCTTTTGGTTATGTTCTTTCTGAAGACCCTTTGTTTCTAGAAGAGGTTCCAGAACAAATAAAAGTCTTAGACGAAATTAAGCCTCTAATAAAAGAAAAAGCTTTAAGCCTACGCGAAGGTGCTCTTTGGATAGAACATAAAACAGGACGCAAGTTAAGCCACACGGGTTTAAAAAAGATAGTAGAAAATGGATGATTGGGAAATAAATCCAGATGCTTACCAAAAAGACTCTGATGGGAATTTTGTTTTAAAGAAAGACGGAACACCTAGAAAGAGATCGGGTAGAGCTAAAGGATCTAAATCAAGAGGGTATAACTATCACTCTGCTACAAAGAAGAAAATAGAAGCTCGTAGAGCCGTTAGGTTAAAAGAAAAAAGACTAGAAAAAACACGTTCTAAACTTAACGCTTACAAAACTTCTTTATCTGCTTCTAAAGAAACTTTAGCAAAGCTAGATAATACTGAATCTTCTACTACAGGTAAAATAATTACAGAAGATAATGTAGTTGCTTTACCTAAAAAACTTAAAGAAGAAGCATTAGAAAATGTTATCTTTAGACCTAATGATGGGCCGCAGACAGACTTTTTAGCGGCAGGTGAAACAGACGTACTGTACGGTGGTGCAGCAGGGGGCGGTAAGTCCTACGCTATGCTTGTAGATCCCCTCAGATTCGCTCACAGGGCTGCTCATAGGGCGTTAATACTAAGACGCTCCATGCCTGAACTGAGGGAGTTAATAGACAAGTCTAGGGAGTTATACCCCAAGGCTTTTCCCGGTTGTAGGTTCAGAGAAGTTGAAAAGATCTGGACATTTCCATCAGGAGCTAAACTAGAGTTTGGATATCTAGAAAGAGATGCAGATGTGTACAGATACCAAGGTCAAGCCTACTCATGGATTGGCTTTGATGAGATTACACATCTTAATACAGAATTTTCATGGAACTATTTAGCATCACGTTTACGAACAACTGATCCTGAAATAGAACCATATATGCGTTGTACGGCAAACCCCGGAGGGGTCGGCGCAACTTGGGTAAAAAAAAGATATGTGCTACCCAATGAGCCTAATGAAAGTTTTACAGGTGCTGATGGGTTGACACGCAAGTTCATACCTGCTAGGTTAGAAGATAATCCGTATCTTGCTCAAGATGGAAGATACGAACAGATGTTAAAAGCATTGCCAGATATACAACGAAAGCAATTACTAGAAGGTAATTGGGATATTACAGAAGGCGCTGCTTTTACAGAGTTTGATGTAGGAGTGCATGTTGTTCCTCCTTTTGAAATCCCAATAGGTTGGGAAAGGGTAAAAGGTATTGACTATGGCTATGCGTCTGAAAGTGCTTGCATTTGGGGTACTGTTGATCCTACTGATGGCACCCTTATAATTTATAGAGAGTTATATCGCAAAGGTCTAACAGGCGTAGATTTAGCTCAACTTATAACTAACATGGAATTACAAGATCCTTTTTCTGTACAAGGCGTATTAGATACAGCAGCATGGAATAGAACAGGAACTACAGGCCCTACAGTTGGAGAAACACTTCAACGAGGAGGGCATAAGTTGCGAAGAGCAGACAAAAATAGAATTCAGGGTAAGATTCAAATACATGAATACTTACGAGTACAACCAAGTGGCAGACCAAAAATACAAATATTTAGTAACTGTCCTAACTTGATACGTGAACTACAAAGTATACCATTAGATAAATCTAATCCTGAAGATGTTGATACACATGCACCTGATCACGCTTACGATGCGTTAAGGTACTTAATTATGTCAAGACCTAAAGTCAATGACATTTTTAATCAATTTAGACACATGAGAATGGAACAGGCTTACACGCCCGTAGATTCAGAATTTGGATATTAAAGGAGAACATAAATGTCAAATCCAGTTGTAAAAATTAGAGATACAGGACGTAACTCTTCTCGTACAGGAGATGTACGTGAACTTGCAGATAACGTAATTACTTCAGCTACATCAACTACTACAGGTACGATTGCTGTAACGGCTGCTGCTACTTACGACGTTAGCTTTACTCAACCTGCTGACACTTCAATTAAAAATCTTATTATGATTGCTAATGGTAACTTGGTTACTGCTGGTGCATCAGGTGACGATATTGATTTTGATTTAGGAACAGCAGCAGGTGGAGGACAGATTATTAATGAAAAAGCAATTGCAGACGATGGCGGCAGTGCTGTTACTATTACTGCTAACACCCCCTTGTATATTATTGCTAATGGTGTTCCAGCCGCAGCTAATGCCTTTTCTACAATGAGCGGTGGCCCAGCTACTTCAGAAGCTATGACGCTTTCAGCCTCATTGTATAGCTCTGCTGCACGTACGCTGCATATACGCTTGAAGCCTCTTGCAAATGACTTGGCTACAGCAGCAACTACGGTTACGTTTATTATTGAGTTCCAACATCTTGGCGTAACTCCTAGCTAAACATGGCTGAAACTAATTTAACATCTAACGAACTCTACTTTCAACAAGAAGAGGACGAGCAAGGAATAAACCTTACTCTTGAAGAAAACCTACAAAACAATCTTGTAGGTTTAATTCAGGATAGGTTCCTTTCTGCTGAGAATGCAAGAGACTTAGATGAGTCACGGTGGCTTACAGCTTATCATAATTATCGTGGATTGTATGGTAAAAATGTAAGGTTTCGTGAGTCTGAAAAGTCTAGAGTATTTGTAAAGATTACAAAAACTAAAGTACTTGCTGCTTATGGTCAGCTTGTAGATGTTATATTTGGAGCTAATAAGTTTCCTATTGGAATCAGTGAGACTAAAGTACCTGAAGGCATTGCAAAACATGCACACTTAGATACACAAACGCCAGTACCGGGAATTGAAACTTCTGTTGAAGAAACAACAGAAACAGAAAATCCTTTTGACGTAGGTTACGAAGGCGATGGGCGTATTCTTAAAGCTGGAGCAACCTACGGCACAGGGAAATTTGAAGAACAAAGAGTAGAAGAACTAGCAAAAGATAGCCTTAAAGAAGGCCCTTCTGCTATTCCTGAAATGTTAGAAATTAGTCCAGCACAAAAGGCTGCTAGACGAATGGAAAAGCTTATACACGATCAGATTGAAGAATCTAATGGTGCTAGTGAAATAAGAAACTCTTTGTTTGAATCAGCGTTGTTTGGGACA